ACTTTAGATACCATAACATTATTCGATTCGACAGTTGGAAATTTTGATAGTGCAGATGGAGTTTTTGATTTAGGAGGAACTGACTCTACGTCCAATCCAACTTATTATGCTTCTAATATTGAATCGTCAGGCACTTATATTGGTGCGAACACTATTACCCTTGATGCATCTTACGATGCAACTTTTCAAACTACCGTAGATATGGTTACAAATGATCTTTACGATCTCTTTGACAGTGGTCGTGGAGCAAGTTCTTTTGATGACGCAGTTGGTCCATTTGATGGAACAGCACCATCAAAATGTGATGCCTTTTTACAAGCTGGTTCAAGTACAAGTTCTTTGGGTGCTATTACAAGTTATGCAGATGTTTCACAACAAGCTACTATTAAAGGAAGATATTTTAAATTCAGATTGAAATTGACGAGTGCTGACAACAATGCTAGACCTGAAGTTTCTAGTATGCAAATTAAATTGGTATTAGAAAAAAGACTGGAAAGTGAAGAAGATGTTGAGAGTGGTGCTGGAGCAAAATCGATTACTTATACAAACGCATTCTACGCCAGTCCAGCTTTGGGCATCGCAACTCAAAATATGGCTACAGGAGATTATTGGACAATTACAAGTAAAACTAAAACTGGCTTCACCATAACTTTCTACAACAGCTCGGCTGTGGCACAGGATAGAACTTTTGATTATGTTTCAAAAGGATATGGTTTGAAATCTTAAAATTAATATGGTAAATAAATAAAAAGGAATTAAAAAAACAAACTTTAATTTTTTTCAAAAAAAAAGTTGTGGCAAAAGAAGCTCTTTGCAAGTGCGGAAAATACATGGAATCTAAGATAGAAAAAGGGATGCCAAATATAATTAGAAATGAAAATAATGGGTAAAGGAAGAAAAAAACTACCGACTAAGATAAAAGAAATGCAAGGTACGCTTGATAAATCAAGGCAAGTTAAAAATGAAATGCAAGTAAGTTCCTTGAATAAATTACCTGATGCTCCTGATTGGCTAACTCCTTTGGCGCAAAACGAATGGGCTAATGTAACTAATGAGCTTTTAAGTATTGGGATGCTACATCAGATTGATTTGATTTTATTAGCTGCTTATTGTAATGCTATTTCTTTGCATATTGAAACTGAGAAATATTTAATGGAGAAGGGTAGAGTAAATCATTATTATAATGAAGATGGAAGTTTAAGGCATAGCCAAAGTAAACCTGAAGTAAAGATAAGTAATGATAGTTTGGCAAACGCTTTAAAGATTGCTGTTCAGTTTGGATTTACCCCAAGTAGTAGAGGTAGTATTTCCGCTCCTAAGATTACAAACAATACTCAGATAAATTATTTTGACTAAATATTACTTTGATAAAGAAGCAGCAGATAGAGCTGTAAGTTTTATTGAGAAATTTATAACTCATACTAAAGGGGAGTTAAGTGGAAAGCCATTGATTTTAGAAAAGTGGCAAAGGGAAATAGTGGAAAAGATATTTGGATGGAAGAATAAAAAAACTAATCTTAGGCAATATAGAACGGCCTTTATTATGCTGGGGAGGAAGAATGGTAAAACAACTTTAACTGCTGGGATAGGACTTTATATGTTATTTGCAGATGAAGAAAAAGGGAGTGAAATATATGCGGCTGCTGGCGATAGAAACCAAGCTGGATTAGTACATGAGATTGCAAAAGGAATGATATTAAATAATCCTGAGCTAACTGCAAGAGCTAAGATATTAAGAAACTCAATCGTAAATGAAAGCAAGGGAAATTACTTTCAGGCCATAAGTTCTGATAGTAAAACCAAGCATGGCTTTAATGCTAATTGCGTTATCTTTGATGAGTTGCATACTCAGGTAAATAGGGATTTATGGGATACGCTTTTAACCTCAACAGGAAGTAGAAGGCAGCCACTAACAGTTGCTATAACCACTGCTGGATTTGATAAGCAGAGTATCTGTTATGAGGTTTACTCTTATGCTAAGAAAGTATTAGATGGGAGCATTAAAGATGATTCATTCCTTCCAATAATCTATGAAGCTAATGATGAGGATGATATTACATTAGAAGAAACATGGAAGAAAGCCAATCCTAATTATGGAGTAAGTTTAAGAAAAGAATATATGCAAAGGGAAAGTAAAAAGGCAATAGATATCCCAAGTTATATGAATACCTTTAAACGACTGCATCTTAATCTGTGGACTGAGAATGAAATTAAATGGATGGGAGATAAGGAATGGATGGAGTGCGAGGGGGAGCTTGGGGATTTAAGTAATATGGAATGCTGGGGTGGATTAGATTTAGCAACTACAAGAGATATTACTGCCTTTGTTTTAATATTCCGAGTGGATAATATCTTTAAAATAAAACCTTATTTCTTTGTTCCAAGAGATAACGCTAAGGCAAGGAGTGATAGAGATGGAGTGGATTACATGAGTTGGATAAGTCAAGGGCATATTATTGCAACTCCTGGCAATGTAACAGATTATTCTTTTGTAAGAAAAAAGATAAATGAGCTTTCAAAGGAGTATCGCATCCAAAGTATTGCGTACGATCGTTGGAATGCCAGCCAAATTACAATAGATCTTATGGCAGATGGAGCAAACATGAGCCCACTTGGGCAAGGCTTTGCGAGCTTATCAGCTCCTACAAAAATGATGGAGAAGCTAATCTTATCAAAAGAAATCCAGCATGATGGTAATCCTGTACTAAGATGGATGATTGGAAATGTGCAATTAGAAATAGATGCAGCCGACAATCACAAGCCAAGCAAGAAAAAATCTAAGGAGAAAATTGATGGAGTTGTGGCCTGTATTTGTGCATTGGCGGAGTATATGAGTGAGGAGCAAAGTGGCGATAGCGTGTATGATAATCGTGGACTTTTAATATTATGATTGAATTTAAAATACTTGCTTTACTTTCTCCCAATGGATTTGATGATAGATTTTGGGAGCATTGCAAAAGTGAAAAAACATACAAGGCAGCATACGAAAAAACAGAAAATGAGTTTGCAGAACATTTTGGAAAGCGTAAATATTCGGACTATAATAGCTATCGTGGAGCAAGAGATAAGCGTATAAAACGCAACAATCCTATTTAACATAATGTAAAACCGCATCCAAAAAGGACTAAAAATCCTTATCGGGTAAATTGCATTAGATACATTTTCAGGGGATTTTGGTATACGCATCAGTTAAACAGGACTTATGCCTTGTAACCGCCCCAAATACCCCTTAAAAGAAATATTTAGTAAATGTATATAATGTACACAAAAGAACTTTTTTTATAGCGTATAATTGCAAAATTCCTAAATTATATATCCTTGGCAATAACTGATTTTTTCACCAACTTATTTAAGAAAAAAGAAAAAAGAGATTTCCTTTCTGCTATGAGCAGTATTAGTAGAAATGCAAGTAGCGGTGTTTCTGTTAGCAAATCTTCTGCCTTAACCTTTACAGCTGTTTGGAGTGCAGTTAGATTACTCTCAGAATCAATAAGCATTCTGCCTGTAAATGTTTATGAACGCCAACCAAATGGCGATAAAAAATTAGCATCCAAAAATGCAGTGTATAATTTAGTACATAATGAGCCAAATTATTACATGAGTTCGGTAGCGTTCTTTGAGAAGATTATGATGGATTTGTGCCTATCTGGTAATTCCTATGTGCAGATAGTAAGAAATGGAGGGGGCACACCTCAAGAACTACTACCATTGAATGCTCAAGATATTCAAGTTAAAATTAATGAGGGGCAGATTTTTTATCATAATCAAAATAGCAATGCAGTTCTTGATGATTATGATGTTTTGCATTTTAAAGGAGTAAGCCAAGATGGAATATTAGGACTTAGCCCAATTACGCAAAACGCAAACGCTATTGGATGGGGCATGGCCCTTGAGGAGTATGGTTCAAAATATTTTACCAACTCAGCTAAATTAAGCGGGGTATTGGAAACAGATAGAGCATTAAGTGAGGAAGCGATAGAAAGATTAAGGAACTCATTTTCAAATACTTATAATAAATTACAAAACGCTCAATCAACTGCAATACTTGAAGAAGGGCTGTCTTTTAAGCCCATTACTATAAGCCCAGAGCAGAGCCAGTTCCTGGCCTCCAGGATCTTTTCAATTACTGAAATTGCCCGTATGTTTAATATTCCGACTTTTATGTTGCAAGAGCATAGCAAAAGTTCATTTAATAATATCGAATCATTAAGCCAAAGCTATGTTACTTATACT